TTTGTGTTTCTTTGATGATGTATGTACCATTCGCTCCTTTAGTTAAAGGCATTCTTCAAGAATTATCTGGTATATCCTCAAGTTTGGCACTCTACAGTGAAGGACTGAAATTGGTCGGCCTTTACAGTACTGGTGCAGCGGTAGCTTTGTTGATCAAGCCTACTGCGATTTGGGTTGATAAGCTCCTTAACGGGCCATATAAATCAGTCATCAAGAGCCCACTTGTTAGAGGTCTACAACGCCTACTAACTAACTATACACGCAAGAACATCCGTTGTACCTGGTTCCCTTTGGATTCTTTCACGCAGCACATCGGGCGAAAAGCCGACAATGGCCACCCTATTTCGGGAGGATTTAGAGATGCCGCGAGAAAGTTTATCACTTCCGCAATTACAGCCGCTGGTCTCACCAAGTACGAGATTTCCCCGGCTGAAGCGTCTCTGGACGGAGATGGTAGTCCCAACTTGCACCAACATTATGCAGTTGGTGACCTCCACTCCCCGATGGAGCTTAAAGATCCATTGCCCAAAGGACAAGTGCGAACCGGAATCGACATCGACTATTATGCAGATGACATCAACGGTATCCTTGACATACCAATTCCTACGGTCTTCTACACATTTGCTCCAATTTTTGTCGCGGGTAAGGACGGTGATTCGACTTACACTATTCAGAATAATTCGGTACGCTACGACGTCAGCGGCGGGTCCTCTTGGACCCATCGCGTTTGGAATTGGTGCAGTCCTGGGGAATTCATCGAAGTTGACGCTAGAAGAAGCAGTGTTTTGGACTATGCTCTCGACTTTTGTGGCGTGCGTCGTGTGCTGTATTATAAGGTTCACCATGCGCGCCCTTGGTCGGGTTGTCCAAACCGTGCTGTCGTATGGCTCGTTCCCCAGTACTCCCACTACCGGTTCAGATGGATCCCCAATGAAATCAATGCACGAAGACTAGAGAGGGTTGAGTATGCTAGCAAAGTAAGGAAGGGGTGGAACATCAACTGCTATATCGATGACGACTCAACCAAGATGGTTAGCATCGGTAGGGAGGGTGATGACGTTAGTCTGTCGATGAAGAAGGCCGACCATGACATCTTGCTTGGCCTTGGTTCCTCAATGTCAGTGACATCTAGAATGTTGGGTATGGGCTATGAGGATCAGAGGGAACTAGCTCTGTTTGGTCAGTATTACACCGGGAAGACCTCAGAGCGGGATGAGATTGCGTTGGTGGGGAGACCACAAGCCCCACCAGTCCACTGGCCGGCTGCCATGCTTGCCGACGTGCCAGAGACGAGTTACAGAGCATATTCGAGCCCATTAATTACGGATGTCAACACTGTGCCTATGGCTAAACGCTGGGAGGGACATCAGTTTCAATTGATGAGAGAATCACTCTTGTGGCTAACGACCGGACCCCCGGAGCGCGGGTTCAGGGTTATGCCGCTGAGTTCGTTGACCTCA